TTTGTACTTGGCTACCTATTTTATTAAATTCATCAGGTGTCATATAACCCCTTTGCTCTTTATTTAAAATAAGTAATACAGTTTTATATACAGTATCTACGCTTATTGCCATTTTTAATATTTTAAAAAGAGGCTACTAATGTAGCCCCTTGTAATTATAGTCACTTGTTATTTTAACTTTTTCTGGATAGATTTGTAAACTTCAACACCTTCGTCAGTTTTAAACCACGCAGCTAAAGCTGAGTATGGGTTTTCATCAAAAGGAACGTTCATAAGTTTTCTACCATTACTAGCCCAAGTAAATGTTCTTTGATCTTGAGATAAATTTATTATCTCTGATTCGCAAGCAATTATACCAAAGTTTCTTAATTGAACATTTTCGTCATTAGCAAGTTCAATAAATAGTTCTGGATTTTCGTTTGCAAAAATCATTAAATCTCTTTTAAGTTCTTTAGAACTCATTTTAGAAACTTCAGATCCAACTTCAACTCTCATTATAGCTTCTGCTGTATCTATATCCATTTGTTTAGCCATTACCATAGCTTCTACTTGTAAATCTAAAATATCTAAATCATCTTTAGCTTCTTCAACTGCGCTATATTCAAAATATCTTGAATCTTTTAGAGGATGGTACAATGACAACATCTTCTGTAGTACTTGATCATTTTTAGGAACTTGAAGCACACCTCTATGGAAAACTATATGACCTAATAAAACATTGTCATCTTGCTCATCTGTAAAAGGAGATTTTTGATTAGTAGCATACCTAAGCTCTCTATTGTATCCTTTTTCTTCATCAAAATAAACAAGCGGAGTTCTTTTTCTAGATTTACCTTGTAACCTATATGTTAAAGGTTTTAAATCACCTTTTAATATATAAGTTCTATCTTTCATTTCCCAAGTATTTTTTTCTGCTTGAGTTTTTTCTTTTGCTTTCATAATATAATATAATAAAAAAATTAAAATAAAGGTGGCCTTTCGACCACCTTATAGTTGTTTTGTTTTACGATGTAAATAACACAAAGTTATTAGCACCTTGAACACAAAGACATCTTTCTGATAAGAAATTAACTTTCATAGCATCAAGACTTGAAGTGTAAGCACCACCAACAGAACCAGTGATCCAAGACTTCATTCTTCGATCTTCAGTTTCAGAAGCTCTATATCTTACATGTAAGAAAGGACGTCTGATGTTTTGACCTAACATTTGATCATAAACAGTAGATGTTCCAGCAGGAACTAATACACCTTCAACAGTATTAGATTGAGCAGGGTCAAGATCTGTTCTTAGTCCTAAAACACCTCTTGTAGCAGCATCGTTTAAGTATTTCCAATCAGACTTGTAGAAGTCGTAAGAACCTCTTCTAAATCCTGAAAATCCTAAGTTTAATGCCATTTCAGCTTCGTTGTTAAACAAACCAAAAGAAGCTCCATAAGCTTTATCAAAACCAGAGTTAACTGCACCTAACATATCATCAATATCAAGAGCTAAACCTCTATTTACAAATAGCATGTTTTCTTCAATTGCTCCTTCTTTATCTAAACCTTTAAGAACTTCATCAAAGTCTGCTAAAGCTCCAGAACCTGCACTTGTAGCTCCAAAACCTTGTAAAACATTACCTCTATCTTTGATAGCAGCAAATAATCCTTCAGAACCATCATGAGATGCGATACCTCCACCAGATTTTTTAACAGCTTCAACCATAGACATTTCCATGTAGTCTTCGAATCTTAGTCTAGTTTCAGACTCAGCTTTTAAATACCATAAGTATCCAGAAGCGCCATCTTCAGTAGCAACTTCAACCCAACCTATTTGAGCAGCGTCGGAACCATTAACCTCAAAATCATCTCTCAAGATCATTGGCTTATTGTTGTACTGTTGGAAAGCTGGAGTTAAAGTTTCGTTAGGTCCATCAGCAGATCCTTTTCCATATTCAGATCCAAATACAAAGACAGAAACTTTAGAATTATTACCAGTAGTGGTAAAAATACCAGGATTAGTTCCAGTTGTAGTTAATTTAGCAGCTGTATAAGGCTTAGTAGAAAAAGTTCTAGTAGTTCCAGATCCACCTTGAATAGTATGCACTTCAGCAACCATTTCACCTGCAGCACCTTGAATAACTACTAATTGCTTATCTTTAAGCGCTAGTATTTCACCAGGATTTAATGTTACAGTTATTTGATTGTCACCAGAAACGGCACAATTTTGGTATCCAACATGAAGTCTATTTTGCTCAGACCAAATAATTTGATCAGAACTCATAGGCATTTCTGCTCCTACCATTCTCAAGAAACCACCAATAGTTCGGTTTCCGTATCTTTCTACTTCAGCTTCGTATAATTCAGGAAGATATTGCTTAGCAAAATCTGAAAAATTAGCTCCTGCACTATCTGTAAACTGAAGATAATTTGTGTTTAAGGCAGTGCCTTTCACTGGGTGCGGCTGTAAACCTGTGCCGCCAGTTAATGTTCCCATTTTATTTTAGTTTTAAGTTATTTATTTTTTATTTATTTTTAATTTTAACTTAGAACTGTCTACGCCGCTAATTGCTTTTACTTTCATTCCATTAATAAATACATCACCTGTAGATGTTACTCTAGGTTCATTACTTACATTTTTGGATTTAGCCATCATATCTTTTACAGCATCGGCCTTGCCTTGCTCATAGAAATGATTAGCTATTGTATCAGCATTTTCAGCAGCATAAATGGCTTTGTGGTAACCAGCATAATCTTTTACTTCACCTTTTTCATTTAGGAACTTCCCAACAAAATTAGTTAGATCAGATTGGGTATTAGCAACACCGTCAGTATCTGAAACTCCATATCTAAATTTCTTTTCACCAATATTGAAGTCAAAACCTTTGAATTCTTGGTTAAAGAAGCTTTTAGTGTTATTTTGGAACCTCTTGTGTTGATCTTGAACCATTTTCTGTTCTTCGTTGTATCTATTGAAAAAGTCCATAGCCTTTTGTTGGTCTTGAGTTACGCCGGGTCTCAACTTGATTTCGTCGTAATATTTACTCTTAGTGTCCTCTAAAAATTTACGGGCTTTAGCAATTTCTTCTTTGAAGGCAAGTTTCTTTTTCTTTATATCTCGCTCTTCATCCACATCTTCATCATATGAAAAGCTATCTTCTAATAAGAAGTTAACCTCTTCCATATCTAAATGTGGTTTAGTCTGTTTGTAGTATTCTCTAATTAAAGTATTGTCATCTACGTTGCTGTAATCAGCATTTAATCTAACGTAGTCTTCAACTGTGCCACCTGTTTCTTCCATAAACTTAACTAACTTTTCTACATTTTCAGGTAAGTTAATTTCTGGTTTAGTAGGCTCTGGAGCAGTTTCCATAACTGGTTCTTTAGTTTCTTCTACCTTTGGCTCTTCAGTGATTTCTTGTATTGGAATTACTTTTTCTTCTTTGCTTTCTTCGGTAGGTTTTTCAGTTGTTTCTTCGATGTTTTCTTTAGAAACTTCTTCGCTAGCTTTGGGTTCGTCGCGAACAAGTACTTCATCTGTTGTTTGCTCTTGAACGGCATCTTCTACTTTTTCTTCTTTTTTAGATAAATCTACTTTTATTGTTTCTCCTTTTTTGGTAAGTTTTTTAGGTCTACCTGGTTTCTTTTTTATTTTAAAAGAACCTTCCTCTTTTACTTTTTCTGACATAATATAATATAATAGTTAATATAAAATTACTTAGGAGCAAATTGCTCTAAGCCAAATCCACCCATAGTGTCATTACCGGCGGATTCAAAGTTCTTCGGTAATAAATCATTTTTTCTTTGATCTATTAACTCAGATTGTTGCGTTGCTTGTATTTTAGTTCGTTCGTCTTTACGATCTTCTTTAAATTCTTCTTGAGCTTTTCTACTTTGTCCTTGAGCTTGAGTAAGTTGCATATTATAATTAAACTCTAGCTCCATTAACTGTTGTTTAATTTGTGCTTCTCTCTCCATCTTTTGTACTTCAAAGTCACTCTTAGCTTTTTCAAGCTGCATCTTTTGCTCAGTTAATATCTGCTGCTTATTAGCCTCTGCCATAGCTGTTTGCTCTGCTAACTGTGCATTTGATTGTGCTTGAGCTTGTATATTAGCTTGTTGTGCTTGCTGATCTCTAGCTGCTTTGTCTTTTCTACGTTTCTTTAACATTTGATTAGCTAACTTTAAATTAGCAACCTCTCTAATGTCAATAGCATCTTCAAGATCTATTTGTCCAGCTTGTAAAGCTATTTGAATATTTTGCTCTAGTATTTGCTTTTGCTCTTCATCTGGTTCTAGCTCTAAGAATATACCAAAGTCATGCATGTTTAATTTAGATAACTCTTCTAATGTACCAACATTATATCTAGATATACTAGACATTAAAGACTGTTTAGTCATTGGAAACATTAAAGCATCAGCTACTCTTAATGATATGTTTTCACAAGTTCTAAGTGTTAAATATAAACTAGCTTGTAATACATGTCTTGTAGCTACATTAGAATTAGCTGCAGCAAGTTTTTGTAAACCAACTAATGATTGCTTGTCTGGCAATGTACCATCTCTAGCTTCATTAAGTCCGGTTACATCTCTAATCATTTTAAGGTAATACTCGTAAGTTTGTATTAATGATTGTATTTTACCCATACCATTTGATGTAGCAAGTTCTTGTATTGGAACTTTACCTGGATTCATGCCACCATCTTGAGTCATTGATCTACCAACAATACTACCAGTCTGGAAATACATATTTAATGCTTCAGCTGGATTATAATTAGTACCATTACCTAAATCTACTTCTGCTAAGCCATCTATGTCCATATAAACACCATCAGGTACTATTCTAGACATCACTTGTTGCAGTTTTAAATGCGTTAGCTGTATCATATCAGCAAAACCAGTAATTCTGCTTACAATTGATTCTATACGGCCTTTATATAATCTAGGAGCTACGATGTTATAGTTCATATTAACTTTAACAGTGTCAGCATATGGTCTAGTCATATTTTCAGCCATCTTCCATTCAAGCATTTTTTCATGACCTAATATTTTAGCTCCTGAATATAATACTTCAATTGATCTAAATGCTTTTTTAAAGTTATCACCGTCAGGTGCATCTATAAATGTATCTTGCTTTTCTAATGCTTTTTCAAGGCCTGATGCAGTTTCTTTTATTTTAAATACTTGGTTAGTATATGTTTTGTATTCAAAATATAATACTTGCACTGTATCGTCATCATAACGACCACTCCAATTTCTAGTATAGTTTTGATTACCTGGATACTTTTGTATTTCTTCTAATTCACTTGGTGTTAAATTAGGGAATTGTTTTTTAAGCTCTGCTAAACTAATAGGTTTTACTTCACCTACATAATATATATCTTCAAAGTTAGGATCCTCAGTATATGAGTAAACTAAACTTGCTGGATCTACATAATCAACAGTAACACCTTCTGATCTATTAAATGATGTTTTAGTAGCTGCAATACCTAATATAGTTAAATCTTGATTTAATCTTCTTCTAGTTAAATCATATTTATTATTAGCTAACACATTATTAATAACTTCTTCTTCAGCTACTTCAATAGATTCTTTGTAATCCATTTGCATATGAAGCTGTAAATCTTCTTCACTTTCCATCTCTAAACCTTTACCTTGTGATTTAGAAACATCCAGCCCTG